CTGAAGCTGTATCAAAGATACGTCTTCCCTCGCTTTATTAGAGCGAAGCCCAGCGCGCACGTTTCCTCGCGCGCACTGTGTCCACTTGACCACTGCTGTAGTGCAGTAGCGGGTCAGGTTCTTCAAAGAAGAACTGACACAGAGGACCATTTCCTAGACCTGTCTTCTTGGTCACCTTGTGACCAACAGACAGTACTCGGTATTCCACATAGTGGAGATGATCATTGTACCTACTACGTAGGAACGTGAGATCTCTACCAGTGAAAGAACCGAAACCTAGGAACCCGTCATCCATGGCTTTCACGGGCAAGAGCTTGCGCTCTTGCTCGGGAATTGTCCTTACGAGATGATCCGCGGTGTGCCAATAGCCTGCTTTGTGCAGGTTGTTGGAACATTCCACGACACTCTCGATGGATGAGGGGGAAGGGTCGTACCCTTGCCGAACGTATGCGGGTGTTATATCAACTCCCATATACGCGTCCATACCGCAAGCCTCTCGAAAGTTCGAGTAGCTGAACGATTTGGATTTAGAAACGGCAAGGCCGACTGACTCTAAGAGCTCAGTCGCTACCCGGTAGCAGTCATTGGGAACAATGATATCGTCCCCAAAGACTTGGACCTGTTCGGATGCCTGATAGGCTTCGTCTGGACCCCATCCTCTTACTAGGCAAACTGCCCAGATAGAGAGTAGGGAATAGACGATCGTTTGCACAGGAAATGTGCAAGCGGATCCTTGTGTGGCAAATTTCTTTAGGAGCACAAGCTCTTTATCAGAAATTTGGCATGCTCTGGTCCGGCTGGCATGGAGTGCGTCTAACACAGTCCGATTGGACTGAAAGACGTATTCCACCAACCTGGTGGTAAGTCTGTCACTAGCCGACGATAAGTCGATAGTGGCATGACTTCTGGACAGGCTGGATGCTTTTGCAAGCTCTTGTGACGGAGCTTGTGTCCGCATCGTCGAGCACTCTTTAAGAAAAGTGTGCTTGAGGTTCTCCTCTAACCATCTACGGATTCCACCTTGGATCCATTGATGGGCAGTTGGCTCAGCGGCGATTAGCCTAGGACTCTTAAGAGTCTTCGGCACGCTGATGAGCCGTGAGGGGAACTCCCTGACTGTCACATAGTCTGGACAATTCAAGTCCGTGCTAGCGTGCCAGTCGTATGGGAATACAGCCTCGAGCTTTTCTGGCCAGTTCCTGAAATCGTACTTAACGAAATCAGGTTCTTTGTCAGAAACAGCGCCAGGTCCGTGCGTAGGTCGTATGGTCCAGGTATCGAGATACCCTAATTCAGAACAAAATCGCGAACAGAGTTCGCGAAATCCGTTCCAATTAGGCTCGAAACCAAGTCCATGCAGGAAATGGGAGTCGAACAGATCGTTCGAATCCACTCCTTCGTCAGGTCGTCCCCAAAGGGGATGCCCAAAACGATGAGTCCACTCAGGATCATTACAATCCCACGTGTCTTTCCAGCTCTGGGGAAGATTGTTTTCAATCTTCCTAAAAGTGTCGATTGCTTTTTCGACATTTTCATCCTCACAGTTGATCTTCAATTTCTTTACCATCAGAGTAATCTGACGGAGAGATTGAAGACATGTGATGTCCAGATCAGATCTAAGCACTCCATTACTATCTAGAAGACGAGACCAGAGACCAAATAAGAATTTAGGTCGCTGATCATACGTGCTCTTCTTACCCATTAGGTGCATACCTTCAGGGTATTCAGAGTTGACGTAATCGTACAGAGAGAAGGAGTCGTGTATTCCTGTTGTATATATCTCTATATACCCTAGGAAACAACTCATAATCTCTGGTAGGTCTACGGCATAAAGCCAAAGACCTCTTTCTAGATCTGCCTTGAGCAGGCGGGAAAGATCCCGTTTCCACTCAGTGCTAGTAATGGTCGGGTGAAGTAGAGGCATATCTTTAGTAAGAAGTGCCTTATACAGACCCCTGACCAATTCTAAGTCACTCATAACATTCTCCTTTTTGTGAGGGTAGTGTTTGGCTTAGTCTCTAATACGGACCTTTCAGACTAACGAAAGGGTAAAGGTGGTGTTATTACACTTCACCAATCGCGATATTATCCCATTCTGACGCAAGGGCGGCTTGAATGCCGGCCATGGTCAGACCGAGATAGTCCGGATCTGAACCGTCCCGGTCACTGACAGTGATCGAGGCAGTCCATTTGTAAGCCGGGGTCGTATCAGTCGCATAGACGATATGTTCCCAGTTTACGTTGTGGCGATTCATCACAAAACCATCTTGGTTCGATGTTGAATGGCGCACCCGGAGTTCGATCTGTTCGGTTGTATTTTTCAACCGATACAAAGAACCGTTAACATCCTCACGGATGCGTAGCAGAACTTTGTCAACAGAGTCGACAGTAATCGTGATCGTATTATCGAGCATTGGTCTTCCTTTCAAGATTTGCTAGAGGGTTAGTCACACCCTCGTAACAGCGAGGCTTGAGAGGATGGACAGTTGCTTTCCCGAGAGTATCGGGAAAGTAGCAGATATCGGAGAGAAGTCGAAAGGTGTAAAAGCTCGTCTGAGCTTAGACACTCTGACGCGGCTGCCAGCATTCATGTTGATGGCCCCGCCGGCGACTTCACGCTTCTCCCACTCATTGGTATAAGTACCTTGAGTCATAATGGTCCCACCGAGGCATTGAGCCCCGACGGCGTTGTTGGTTAGCGAGATGAAATTACCAAAGTTGGTAAAATAATCTACTAACCAAGACCATGGGAGTAGCTCCCATGCAGTAGGCGCGATATTCCCAGGCGTAAGCCCGAGAATAAGACGCTTGACATCATCTGGTGCTGCTTTCTGAAACTTAGTTTCATAGGCAGGCTGCCATTTGATGACGGCCCAATTCTTTACAGAAGTGGTCCGATGCACGGGGACGTTTAGAAGGTAGACACCATGGGCTGACCAAGCATTACTGTAAACAGTATCTTGGACAGTTGTGGTGCCTAGTTCTATTCGCCTTTTTAGACCTGACCCGCTATGAAGTCGGTTAAGCTCCTTTGTCCGTTTTTCAACAGACTCAGTAAACTCAACCATCTTCACCAAGTCGGACACAAGAGGTGCCCATCCAAATTGGATGGCCAAATTCTCGGATGCTACTTCTTTCGCAGCCGAGAGCCAATTCTGTCCGTGCTTAAATGCTCTTCCATTCAGGAATCTTCCTGCATGTTGGATCATCCGCGGGAAATCACGCAACTCCCCAATAAATTGGGGTAGCCCTATCTCAGGGCGTGACGGATTCGTTCTAGAAGCCGCCAAAGTTGCGAAATCAGAGATCTTTTCTGTGCCGTATGCGCTTGCAGGCGGATACTTCACAGCAGTGTCTCTGATATAGGTCGCTCGATTGGAGTAATACCTACCCGAGAAGGAGCCATTAAGGCACCCTCCGGATTTCTGATCTTTGATCAGAGTTAAGGCATTCTCACCAAAAGGCGGTCCATAGTAGTCCTGGCAGTTCTCAGTGGTATCAATCTGAAACCCTGAGGAAAAGGAACCGTATATCTCCTGCTCCCAATTAGAGGAGGAGGAGCGGCTCCTGGTTCTGCCTGGCATATGGACATCTCCGATGTTGGAGTCGAAATGAACGGGAAGGAAATCCCGCAGCAGGCCCATTATGG